TTTGATCTTTGCAACCAAGTCATTATAACTCAGAGGCCATCCCTGTAGTTTTATATTATCATTCATAATAGGAAATGTCCAGTGTAGGTCAGTTCTATTATAAAGCTTCTGTGATACCTGATCAGGTCTGTCACCATTCTGTATATTATAATAGTTATAGAAAGATGAATTGTCTTTTGCTAGATCAATAAGATCAACATAGACTCCCATATTCTGAAATATTGTAGCTCCAGCTTCATTACCAAACGTATAATTGACAAAAGGAAAATTATTGAAATATGACATTAGTAACCACCCTCTGCAATCTTTTGTTTATCCAGTGTGGTCTCTTCTTGGAATGTCAAAGATATACCAGTTTCTGTAAATTCTCCTCCAGTATGAAAAGAACTTGATCGTGGATTATATTGAGTTTGCACTGAAGTCATATAGCAAGGAAGCAGTTTATTTGCCACTTCTTTGCCACCATAAGTAAACTTAATTTCAAACTTTGTTGGGAACTTATATGCGATTTGTCCTAGCTTTTCAGGATATAAATTTACTCTAAAAAACTTTACAATTTCTTTGATTACATTTGCTTCATCCGCAGACGTAGGCTGCATAGTGAAGTTAAAAGAAAACTGCCTCAGCGCAACATCTTTGAAGATAGAGCGTCTATGTGGATTGGCTGTAATACCTGTACCTGCTGCTACAGCAGAACCGACACCAGGAAACATTTCTGCAAGAGCAGGTGCATATTTGGCGAGTTCAGTGCCGGAAAAATTAGATTTGAATCTATCTATAGTAGATGTTGCATCTGATAGAATTTGAGATATACCTGCCGATGCGCCTTTATTTGAAAGTGCTTCTGCGCCATATGCTACACCTGCACCAATAATACCTAAGTCTGTGTTCTCATAACCAACGCCGTCTGAAATGGTAATACCCTGTGGCAGATATAGATTTACAGTATTGCCATATGTCTGTACTGTGCCACCGGCTAGAGCTGAAATAGCTTCAGCTCTTCCAGCCCCAGATGGTAGATTGGCGGCCGAAACTGCTGCTGCACGTTGCGCACCTGTAGATGTGTTGATTGCGGTAAAACTGATGACACCGGCATACTTCTCATCACTACCGCTACCCTCTAATGGAAAATTTAATGCCACTTGAATATACCTATAAATATTGTTAGTTGTAAATTATTTATATGGTGTTATGAAAACTTATTCGGGAAAATATAAAGTTAGAAAACCCAAGAAATACGATGGCGACCATACACAAGTTATTTATCGTTCTCATTGGGAGAAATGGGTATTCAAATGGTGTGAAGATCAAGATGATATCAAGTCGTGGTCATCAGAAGAAACAGTAATACCATATATTAGTGCAGTTGATAATAAATATCACAGATACTTTGTTGATTTGAAACTAAATATGAAGGACGGTAGAACTATTCTGGTTGAAATCAAACCAGATAAGCAAACCAAACCACCAAAGGGTACACGCAGAACAAAGCGATTTATATCAGAATCTTTAGAGTATGTAAAGAATAAATGTAAATGGGAAGCAGCACAGGAGTATTGTCTGGACAAAGGATGGCACTTTCAGATATGGACAGAACATACACTAAAGAAGATGGGGAAAAAATTCTAAATGTCTAATCTTTTTCAGAAACTAGAAATTGAGGCATTCCGTAAAGGTATCACTCCTAGGTCTAAAGAGTCTATGGCTTGGTTTCGCAATAAAGCGCAGAATCTTAGCCCTAGTAGACGTGATCTATTGCGTGATGAAAGTCTAACTCTAAAGAATAGGCCTAGAGTTGGTGATATGTTTATGTATTTTTATGATCCAAAAACAAAAGACACATTACCTTACTACGATAGATTTCCACTGACTATTCTGGTTGATAGAGCGCCTAAAGGTTTCTATGGTCTAAACTTACACTATCTGCCACTAGATGTTCGTGCCAAATTTCTTGATGCGCTGTTAGACAATCTAAATAATAAAAGATATGATGAAAGCACTCGTTTCAGATTATCATATGAAATGCTAAAAGGAGCAGCTAAACTAAGAGCATTTAGACCTTGTTTCAAGAGATATCTCTCTTCTCATGTTAGGTCCAGATTTGCTAAAGTAGAAGCGCCTGAATGGGAGATTGCAACATTCTTACCAACAGCAGACTTTGAAAAAGCAAGCAGCACAGAAGTATACAGAGATTCTAGAAGAAAGATGAGAGCGTAATGGCTAGTATTGAGGATTTAAAAGGAAAACTCTCACAAGGAGTTTCTAGAGCAGACAGATACAAGGTTATCTTGCCAGCAGAGTTTGGTGTAGATGGAGAAACTATTTCTACTCTTTGTAGAGCAACAAATATTCCTGGTAGACAGATGCTTACCAATGAAAGAACTATTGGTATGATGACACAGAAAATGCCATATGGATTTCTATCTGAAGATGTCAATCTTACATTTTTACTAACACAAGATTATTCTATGCGAAACTATTTTGAAAATTGGCAGTCAAAGATTATCAATCCAGGTGCGTCTTTATATGAAGTTGCATATAAAAACGAGTATGCAAAAGAAGTGATTATTCAACAGCTAAATCATGGTGATGATTCTGTTATCTATGCCTGTAAACTTATCAAAGCATTTCCTACAACTATGCAAGCAATTGAACTTGGTGATGATGCTCAAAATCAACTTGTGCAATTGAGTGTTCAACTCTCATACACCGTATGGGAACCTGTTACTTAAAATGGAGAAAGTATATAATGGCTTTACCTAAACTAAATGAGTCGATTAAATATTCTGTAAAAATTCCTTCTACTGGAGAAATTGTAAAATATAGACCTTATCTTGTGAAAGAGGAAAAGGTCTTGATGGTGGCTTTAGAGCAAGGCGATGAACAGGGTTCACTTGAAGCGATTGCAGATACTCTAGAAGCATGTATTGACGAACCTATCAATGTAAGAAATCTTCCTATCTTTGATATTGAATTTCTCTTTACTCAGATTAGGTCCAAGTCTGTTGGTGAAACCACAACTATCCAGTCTAATTGCGTAGAGTGTGATACACCAAATGAAATCAAGGTAGATATTTCTAAAGTAAATATCAAAGTGCCTAAGACTGCAAACTCTAAACAGATTAAGTTGTCTTCTGATATTATTTTGGAAATGAAATATCCTACATTGAAAGATATTGCACCAAAATTCAATAAATATAAAAGCGGCAATCAAACTGATCAAGCGTTTGATATGATTGCCGCTTGTATTGATGCTGTTCAGACTAAAGATGAGCGCATTTCTTTGTCAGATGAAAGCGAAGAAGAAATTAGTTCATTTATTGAATCATTTTCAACTGAACAGTTTTTGAAGGTAAAGGATTTTATTGAACAAATGCCACGCTTGAAGCATGATATTGAATTCAAGTGTGACAAATGTGAACATAACAATAAACTAACACTAGAAGGAACGGCTGATTTTTTTTAGTATGTCTCTCTCATGATAATCTGATGAATCATTATCAGGTCAATTTTCAACTAATGCAACATCATCATTATTCGCTTACTGAAATTGATATGATGATACCTTGGGAGAGAGAAATCTATCTTGCTATGCTAATAAACTACCTTGAAGAAGAAGCCGAAAGACAAAAACAAAGAGCGGGATAATGGCAGCAGCTACACTAAATGACGTAACAAACTCACTAATGCTTTTGAATGATGAGCAGGGTAACACCACTGAAGCCGTAAAGTCTTTGGTTAAACGTGTGCAGGATATGCTTGATTTTGACAAACGTAAAGCATTAGATGATGCTGAAGCTACTAGAGAAGCTAGAAATCAAGTCAGAGGTCAAGCGCAGATTACAGGTGCACCAGCACCAAGAACTGGATCTTTTGGTATCGGTGATGCTTTGCTTGCGGGTGCATTTCTGACCGTAGCTGCTTTAAATGAAGAAATTAGTGCTATTATTGACTCAGCTAAAGATAATCTACTAAAGTTTGTCAATGATATACAGAAAATCTTTTTCACTATAAATCAAGGGCTTATTGCATTATCAAAATTTATCAATACTCAAATTTTTTCTAGAATTGGTAATCTTATTCTCGATATTAGAACAAATCCAAAAATAACAAAGTCAATTACTGTTATTGAGGATAGTGTAAAGTTTGTTGTTAAGGTTGTTGATGAGACTCTAAAGTTTATTAGTAAAACGTTTAGAATTATTGGTGGCGCATTTACATTCATAGGTTCTATTCTTAGAGTACCACTCGCACTTATCTCTAACGGTGTAAGTGAGGCAGTTATTGCTGCTTCTAAACTAGATTCAGTGTTTAAATTCTTCAAAGGCATTGGTAGAATCTTTGGTAAATTATTCTTACCTCTTACTATCTTTATCACTGCATGGGATACAATCAAGGGTGCGATTGAAGGGTTTCAAAAAGATGGAATTATTGGTGGAATTGAAGGCGCTGTAGATGGCTTCTTTAATTCCTTGATTGGTGCGCCACTGGATATTCTTAAGGATGCTACTGCTTGGGTGTTAGGTAAACTGGGATTTGCAAATGCACAAGAAGTTCTAAATGAGTTTTCTTTCAAAGAATTATTCTCTAATCTGATTGGAGGAATCTTTGATGATGTAAAAAAGATTGGTAGCTTCGTTGGTGATCTTTTCAAAGGAGAGTTCTCACTAGAGAAATCTAAAGAAGCGCTTGGTGCAATATTCAGTCTTTCGCCAGTAGGAATGATTATGAATTTAGTTGAAGGTATCGTTCCGGATATCTTTGAAAAGATTGGTAATGCTTTAAATTTCTTTGTAGAGCAATTAAAGATTGGATCGCAAGAAGCTCTTCTGAAAATTATAACTATGATTCAGAATATTCCAGATCAATTAGTTGCATTCTTGAGTGATAACTTAAAAATAGATATTCCTAGAATTGCTATACCTATTCCACCTCCAGCTCGATTTATTTTCGGCGGGGCCGATGAAATAGTTTTATTTGAGGGCGGTCAACTTGGTGTTCCTGGTGGAGAGTCAGCAAGAAATAGAATCACAAGAAGAAATTCTCAATTAGACGCACAGATGTTACAATTAGCAGGACAGAACTTGTCTGCAACGCAGTCTGTTAATAGCGCTCCTATCATTGTAGCACCTAGCTCAACATCATCTACATCTAATGTCAATCAGAGATTTGATTTAGGAATGCCATCAGCAGCGGATAAAGCAGAACGTCTGACAGTAGATTGATAATAAAAACCCCCG